ATGAACTGTTGTGTCTGTATTGAAAAAACAAGTCTTGTCGACCAATGCGAGTTATATAATCAGGTGCTGTTACCAGTTCTGTGGTACCTGTGGCAGTCAACGACAAGATATAAAACGCTGGCGGTGTTGTATATGTAAGTGTTGTGGTATTGTAAATACCGTATGCATAGAACACTTGTCCAACTATGTACTGTGATTTTACCACTTCAATGTCATCTACAGTGGCATACTGAGAATTTATAACTCCAGGCTCTACCAATACATAACGTTCTAGATTGTCAAAGTCAACAATTTGTTGGAAGAACACATTTTTAGTTGTAGGGTTTACAGTGGGTGCAACAATTGTGTTGAAGAAGTCCGGATCATCCGGAACGCCGTCAGCATCGTTGTCTTGCCAGGAAACCAACACTTGATAGTCATCAACATAGCCGTCGGGTTGAACTGGCTGGTCAATGATACGCATTGAAATATCGCTTTCCAGTGGCAAGTTTGAATCTGGTTTGCTGTTTGTTTTTAATACTTTGACAAAGTCTCGGATGGTAGTTCCAGTACGACTATCATAAATTTGTTCGTCACCGTAGAAGAAAAAGCGTGTCTGTAGCACACTGCCAAAGTAATAGTTCAGCGCACGGCTTGTAACTGTGTATGATTCGCCGTCGGTTATAAATTGCAAGAACCAGCTGGCATCTAAGTTTGCGCCAGTAGTGTCGCCTGCGTATGTTTGGCTCCAGGTTGCATCAATGGCAAGATTGTTTGCGGTAATTAGATACCAGGTTTTAGTTAGATTATTATAACCTAGTCCAAAATTGCGATACAATTCGATCTGTGCGGCAGCACTGCTACGCACATCTGTTCCCAAGTCTGTAATAAACAGTGGAATAACCTGACTGCATACTGCACCAGTGGGCACAAAATTATTAAGCACCACGGGTCCAATGCCGTTGCTAAAATTACCAAGACCTTGATTTGTTCCATCATTGTATATTGCCATTGCTGACGCCCAGATTATCAACTTTTCATCTGCTCGAGTTGGTGTGCCTAACACTAATGTATTGTTGGCGTCAAAATAATATCCTGTAGGAGGAATAAACTTAATCAAACTGCCAGTTTGAACGTATTGCATGTTATTGCTGGTGTATTGTCCAACTGGCACAGGATTTCCTGCAGAATTTTTAAAATAGCCTGTGGTTTCATTGGCCAATGTTGTGCTTTCATTCCAGGTCACTGCCAGTGTCAGCAACGACGGGCGAGGAAAATTAGCGTAGTAAAATTGTTTAGCAGGACTAGTGGCCAAGTTAACTTCAACTTGATTGGTAATAACATCACTGATTTCGTTGGTTGTCAACCAGGTGAATAGGAATGTAGGCAATGCATTGTATTCGTACAGGGCACCATCACTGGAGAATATGTTGGTGCTTGAATATTTTCCAGTGTTGTCAACTAGATCAAGATATCGACTTGTGCCAATTGAAGCACGGTTCAGTGCTTTGCTTTTAATAATTGAATTGTACTGAGTGAATGGAAAGTTGTTGTAGTCCTCACCATTGACCATGCGGTTCTGTGTGTAGTAGCGAGCTGGTGCCCGTTGTTTAATTTCAGCAATGGTTTCACGGGCAAGAGCATTACTCACTGGCTCAGTGATACCACAGTTTAATGTAAGTGTTTCTAGTTGTCCGGTGCGGCTGACATAACTAATGCTCAACAAGACATTTTGCATCTCTTCTGGATTAATAATATACTGCAATCCATTTGATGCACGAACATAAGCGCGAAACGTTCCAACAGGAATTTCTGAGAATACACCATCACCAAAGTTCATTGTGATTTGATCATTGGCTCTACTGGCCACAGAGTATATTGAACGCAGTGTTGTGAGTTGTTCGGCAGCGGCAGTGTACACGCTTTCAACAAACTCCCATTCACGGCTAATGGTACCCACGTTGTCTAATTGATATAGCCAACGGTCAGTATTATTAATGCCTTCAATGTTGATGTTGACTGCACGATTAGCAATGCGCTCAGGCAAGTTAAAGTCTTGGTTTTGTAGCACACCTTGCTTGAACAAAAAGAAGAATCCGGTATTGGCAGAAGCAAAACCCAGTTGGTCATTACGGAATAACACATTGAATTGTCCATTAGGACGCGGACTAGGTTCATATACATAACCGCGGCCACTGGCAGTGGCACTGACTGCTTCAAATGGCATATTGACGCCGTCAACAACAGCACTGTAAGGGATCACCGGCAAAAAGCCCGGTAGTAGATTGATTGTGTATTCGTCTGTGCGAATTCCGTTGATGGTAGTTCTGTTGCCGGGACGACCTGTGCGTTGTGTGTTGACTAATGCGGAATTTAAGATAGCAGTGAATTGTTCTTGCCAGTCAAAATTAGTTGGGTCAGCCCAGTTAACAGTGATGTTGCTCAAGTTAATGCCGTTGTAGTCCACAATGTTTTCTGTGGTTTGAATTGAAAATACTTTGAGGTATCCGGATGCTTCTGTGTTACGTTTGGGTGTGTAGCTGACCAAGTTGGCAAGTTTAACCACACTGTCACGACGTTCGGCGGTGTCTAAATAATTTTCACGGGTGTTGAGATCAGTACGGAAGGCCAGTGCTTGACCCATAAACGCCATTACATCTAGCAAGGCAATAAATTCACTGGACTCAATGTAGTCGTTGAATGTTTCTGGGTAGTACAGTCGTATGTAGTCAACAAAACTCTTGCGAAGAGTTTCAAAGTCATAACTTTGGAAGTTGGCTTCTTGGTAGGTTTGATAGATTCTTTTCCAATCCTCAACACCAAATACCGCAGTTTGTCTAGTAGTTTTTGCCATAATAATCCATCTTGTAGATTATTTATCGCAAAAATAAACCACCCAGTTTATGTTTAGACGTAGCCTGCAGTTTGATTTTGCTGATCAAAAAACAATGACAAAAACTGTGTTGTTTGCCCAGGCACTGTGGTCAGTGCAATCTGTATCAGTATGCCGTTGTCTTGCGGAAATAGTTCAGCAGATTCAATATAGATTCGTGGATCCAGCCCGGCCACACGATTTATTTCTGCCAGTATAGCTCGCTCAGTATCTTGTGTTTGATTTTCAAACAAATAACTCCAAATCACTGTGCCGTACCCGGGTCGGCCAACCAGCTGTCCTTGTTGTATATTAAATGCATTTAACAAGTCACGCTTGATTAATTCAAAGTCCACTAGTGTAAACTTCTTTGGCTGGTTGATTGTGTTGAACCCTATGAATGTCGTCATATTGTACTTATGTTATTATACAGTTGCGTTGGCCAACAATGCCCGTATTTCTGCCAACAGTGCCTGAGCCCTGGGATCAACCCGGCCAACCTTGGCTATTAGTTCTTCATATTCATCTTGCAATTTCAATGCTTTGCTTGCGTCAGCAAACCTGGCAGCGCCTGGGTCTGGATTTAATCCTACTCTTTCACGTGTTATTGAATCTGTGCTTGAAGCCAATGCGCCTAATCCGCTGGCAGCACCTAATGCACCCGAAAGGCTTCCTGCTAGACCACCTAATCCGCCCAGGCCGCCTAGAGCACCTGCGGCCAGTCCTCCCAGTGCACCTAATCCGCCTAGTCCACCTAACGCACCTGTAGCTTTGGATAATAATCCTCCGGCATCTAATCCACCCGCAAGTAATCCTTTGCCCTTGCTTGCGGCATCAGTCAATGCAGATGTATTAACTGCTTGAGGACTAAAGTCCGGCAATCCTATTTTATCACTGCCAATTAATTTGGCAGTAGCCGCATTTAATGTAGATCTATCAATGGTTCCTTTGAATCCTGCGGCAGGAACTATGCCTGCCACAGCAGCAGGTAATTTGGTATCGCTAAAGTTAACTGCAAACTCTCCTTGTTTGGCCAATGAGTCCATTTGAGTTGTTAGTCCAGATGTTAATTTACTGGCAGCGCCAGTTAATGCTCCAGCAGCACCACCAAGTGCTCCAGATAATGCGCCAGTGGCACCACCAAGTGCTCCAGATAATGCGCCAGTGGCACCACCAAGTGCTCCACTAATACCTCCAGACAATACATTGGCTACACCCGATGCACCGCCAGACAGTGCTCCAGATATTCCTGCTATTGCACCAGTGGCTCCAGATGTAGTTTTAGCCCATTCAACTGCTGTGCCAACTCCAAATTTACTAGCATTGGCTAATAGTCCACCAAGTTGCGCTGTACCGTTATTGGCTAATGCTGACACACTGCCTAAGTTACTAGTGATACTACTGAGTGCTCCGGTAGCACCACCTAGTCCTCCTGCTAATCCACCTAGTCCTCCTGCTAATCCACCCAGTGCTCCAGTTACACTGCCAAGTGCTCCTGACAATGCACCAGTAACACCTCCTAGTGCTCCTGACAGGCCTCCTGACAATCCACCCAGTGCTCCAGTGGCACTGCCAAGTGCGCCTGATAACCCACTAGTTAAACTAGATAAACTACCAGATGCTAAACTACTCAGTTCTTTAGGAAGTTCTACTAGACCAGCAGTGGGTGATATCAAACTTTTTCCAGCATTTGCAGCCGCATTATACAGCAGTCCAGTTGGTGCTTTTAAATCAGTACCTGGGGTCACAATTTCTCCAGTTTTAACCAAAGTATCAAAACTAGATTTCATTGACCCAAATTGAATTTTGTCTTGCAGGCCAGAATTTGATAATATGTCGGTCACACCTTTGACGCCATCTTTGCCGGTCCATACACTGGGACTTTTCAATACATCAGTTAATCCAATCATTCTTGTTGTCCTAAAAATCTAGCTGTGGTGCCGCATTTTAAATATCCAGCATCTTCTAATTGCTGTGCGCTGAACCCGTACTTGCCAACACCTAGTTCATCAGTTACAACATCAGCAGGTTGACACACACTGGCCGCAACAGCAGCCATCACAGCCTGCACTTGTGAGGTTGATAGTGGACCAATTGATTCGGTTACTGTTGATTGACCTACATAATCTGCTACTGTAATGCCGTTATTGATTGGAACATTGGTGAGAATTGGCAATGAAGATATAATTGTTTGGTTAGACCCAAGAGCGCCACCTCTATAAATTGCCAACAGTGGAATATCCGGAACACCTGCTGTACCTCGATCAAGTCGAGATTGAGTGAACTGTATTAGTGTTGTTTCTATTGACTGTAACTGGTCTCCTGACCTTAATCCAACAAATACACCGGCTGCCAACTGTTCAAGATATATTTTCTCTGCTTGTGCTACCGTGGCACCTGCAGGACCTTCTAGTGTAAACAACTGCCCGTTTGGCAATGTAAATGTAAACTTAGCCATTTGACGTGCCTGTTACTGTTCCGCTCCAGCCTGATGGCAATGGCGGAGTGTTGGGCGGAGTGGTTGGTTGTCCTTCTTCCATAGCCACTTCAACTTCTACACCTTGATTATGAAACGGCCACGGTTCGTGTGTGGGAGCTCGTGTCACAATACTTTCTAATCCAGTGGCAGAAATTTGCCAACCTGTGGCATTGTTAAACTCTGTGTCGGGCATTATGCGTTTTTCTAATTTGATAGGAGGTTCTACATTTTCAGCAGATCCACCATTGAGATCAATTACGCCAGCTCGCAGTACCATTGCACCACCTGCGTTCCAGGATCCGTTGTTGCTGACCACAGCAAGGCTGCCATCAGCACGTACACCAATACGAGCCTTGCTGTAAAGAGTCATCTCGTTGTTGCTGGCCAGGGTAATTGTTCTTTCACTTTCTAACGTTGTGCCGGTCATACTTTTCATATTGATTGTGCCGCCGGCAAACATATTGATATCTTTATCTGCATGTAAATTAATTGTGCCTTGTGTACGAACATTAACTGAGTTTGTAGCATACACATCAATTGTGCCTTCTTGTCCAAATTCTAACCAGGCTTGGCCATTGGCATGAATAATGTAAAAGAAGTTGCCGTCGTCACTCATGGTGATTTGATGCCCACCAGCAGTGCGAATTCGCACTAACTGATCGTCACCTTCTAAGTTGCCATCATCAAGCACAATACTGTGACCGCCTTTACGGCCAATAACACTAATGTCCGAGGCAGTGATTGATCCGGCTGCAATGCGTTTTTTAATGTCAGATTCAGTTACACCACCTTGGTATACTGGCCGGCCTGGTGTGCTTACTCCAAACACAGCACTGGGACTTTCTCGCTGACTGGTTGATCCTATAGGTCCACGTTGTGTATCGCCAAGTGTTCCTTGTTGGAACATTTCTGCGGCTAGAAAACTGTGTACCGGTTTTGGCTGATTAAAGAATTGTGGGTTATCGTCAATTTTAGAATTGTTTGGATTAATTTCAGTAACTGGCAACACTGTGGCGCCATTGTAATAGCTCTTTTGATCACTGTTTTGTAAATCAAATGCCTTGCTTGCTCCAATAGCAGGAATCATGTGCGTCATGCCTGCGTCAGGAATACATCCTATGTAATATCCAAAGTTTGGGTCGCCGCCGGCAAATACACACAGTACACTGACTCCAACATCAGGAGTAGTAAACCACATGCCATAGCTTTGTGGATTACCGCCGAGGTATCCTCCTACACTAGTGGTGTTGCCTTTTTTACCAGGTTGTGGTGGTGTTGCTCCGTAGAATGACGGAGCATAATTGACTGTGCGCCACAGTGTTTTATCTTCTGGGTCTGGTCCAGCAAATTGTTCAATATAGACTTGTAGCCGTCCTTGTCTAGTAGGGTCAACATTATTCTTTACCACTCCAATGAAGGGTCCAAACTGCGATGGTATGCCACCGCGGTCAAGTTTATAATTTGGCGCAACACCTTTGTTTCTAATAATATTATCTGACATTATGTTTCTCTATTAATTTGTTGTATTGGTGTAGTCCCGGCTGTGCCAAGGCTTCGCTGTGCCACAATCCGTGCCTCTTCTGGTGTTGCGCCTGCGGCCAGTGCATTTTGATATGCGGCAGTTGATTCAAGTGGTGTTGTACTAGTACCGACGCCGCTGGCACTTAGACTCTGTTGTGATACAACCGCTGCCTCTTCTGGTGTTGCGCCTGCGGCCAGTGCATTTTGATACGCGGTAGTTGATTCAACCTGTTCTGCTGTTGGATTAACCGCTTGTGGAGGATCAGTTAATGTCTCAGTTGGGCCACCTAATAACTCTGGTTCACCTTCATCAAGTTCTGCTTGTTCAGCTTGATTGGGCAGGGATGGGGTAGCAATTGCATTTTCTAATGCTGCTGGCCGTACACCTGGATCAAACACACTTTCGCCGACATCGGCTCGTTCTGATTTTGCTGCCGCAGTTGCGGCTTTGGCGGCTGCGGCTGGCTCTGACACATCAACCTGCACCCCTTTAATGTCTTGTTCAAATCTGCCTTTGCTGAATTTGCTAGTACATTCTGCTGCCACATATGTGTATATGGCCTGTGGTGCGCTAGAAACATTTGGATTTGCTAGCCCGGTCCCTGTTAAATCATAATCTACACCCGGGTTCCATTGTAGGTCAAACACAATCTGTTGTGCGTCAAAATTAATTGTGCCGTCAGCATTGAATGCGCTAAAATTATAGTTCAATGAACCAATACCTGTGGCCGCTTCTCCTTGCTGAATCCAGGCCGGGTCGCCAACAATAGTTAACTCACATTTTGCAATGTCAGTTGGACTGTACAAATAATCAGCAGCCGACGCACCTATTGCATTTGTCAATCCTTCTGCGCCTGTACTGTTACTGCTGGCCACCGCGGCCTGGTATTCTCGACCTGGCGTATCTCTGTTCTTTTTTCTGTTTGAATCTGTCAGAATGTTTGGATTATTGAATGTGGTTTTGTATACACTATTAAATTTTTGTTCAAATTTTAAAACCTGTGTGTTTTGTCCGGTAAACCAATATTTGTAACTTTTGTGGCGGCCACGTATTTTACTCTCAGGAAAATATTCACTATCCATGCTGTTTATAGGATATGCAGAAATCACATACTTGATATTATAAGCATAATCATCACGTTTTTTATCGCGCGGCAATATAGGTGTGGTTTCCACGGAAATTTTATACCACATTAAATTTCCCAGTGGTTTTTGTGGTTTTGTTTCTTTAGTTACTTCATCAACAATATAAGCGGCCTGGTCAGCAATGTACGTGCTGTTTTTTATTATTTCATCTATAACAGTCACAATTGGTTGGCCAGCAGTGATTCCAATTGTTCTAACGCTGTAGTCCACAGAGTTGCTTTCTGGATTGACTTTGTCAGCAGGATTCTTTGCCTGTTGCATTGGAACTTTTGATTTAAGGGGTTTGCCTTCTTTGGCCACACGAGAATCTCCAAGTGCTGCCGGTGAAAACTCCACGCTATAAACGTTTGCTACTTCCCATACACCATCTTTTACTAACTTTGCCTCTGTATTGTTCAGAAATTCCACTAACCCAATTGCAATATTTTTGTTTACACTTGGTGCCGCGTTGGCCTTGGCTGGTGCACTGGCCGCAGGTGTGCTGGCATCTATAGCATTGTCAATACTTCGTACGCTTGCTTGTGTTGCCATATTATGCTGCTACCACCGCAAATGGGCTGTCAGTTTCCCCTGTGAAGTTTCCATTGGCATCAACTCCTGCGCTGGCACTGATGTCATTCACTGCCAATGTGACCCGCGGGGCTGCTGGAGGGGTTGCGGGTCTGGCAGGTGTTGGTGTTGGCTTTCTTCCATCTGCCGGTGACACCGCAGGTGGCGCAGATCCCTTGGTCATTAAATCTTTCACAGTGGCACCTGAAATTTGAATGCCTGCTTTAACTGTGCCCAGACTGCTGCCAAATCCAACTTGGTATGAAACTGGCACAGCTTGCACTTGATATTCAACCAACTTATTAGACACAGTAAACTGAATGTCTTTCAACTTGAACGGTATAATTTTTTCTACAACAGCGTTTTTATTGTCAGAGTCGCTGGCTTGTACAATTTTTCCATTTTCGTCATATCCGTAAAATCGTATGACCAATGCAAAAACTGCCGATATATATGCAACACCAGTGTCTTTGTACGCTGATTTTACTGCTTTTGCAAGATTGTCAATAAGTGTTATACTTGCTGTTTCTGTCACTGTAAAACTTATATCTACAGCATTGTGTGCGCTGCCAGTGCCTTTGCCTGTGATTTT